GATGTTGACCCTGCCTTGATGCTTGAAGCTGAGCGAAATCTAGCAGATGCAGGCATTGCACAGAAGATTGGTGGGTTTTTACTTGCTGATGAAGATGGCGCGGCGCTTGTTAAGGAGCTTGGCGGGAATTTTGATGAGCTTTATCAGTTATCTCAAATGTCCCCAGAGCGAATTGTCAGCTATATCGAACGTAATGTTAGGCCGAGACTCTCAAAAGTTAAAAAACATTCTGCACCTCCACCGCCCACAAGGGTTTCCGGTTCGAGAGGTACAGGAACTAAATCTGTCAACGACAAGTTTGGTTTCACAATTGAATAGGAGCTAAATCATGGCTAACAATTTTGATAGTAACTTAACCAAAAAGATCGCAACATCTTTTGGTAAATCTTTCCAATCTCAACGAGTTTTGACCAAAGCAATCAATACGCAGATTGCACAGGGTCAGTTCAATCCTTCAACCGGTTCAACGATTTATGTTCGTCGCCCACATGAAGCTAAAATCTTCCGCACTGCTGCTGGTGATATTACAGGCCAAACCGATGATATTACTTCAGGCCAAGCGCCAGTAACTGTGATGAACTTGTTCACCACTTTTGCTGCTTGGGATGTTGTTGATGAAGCCTTAAAAATGGATGCAATGGATGAGATCATGGCTCCATTGTCACAGCGCATCGTTACCGAGCTGGAATCTGACGTTGCATCTCGCATGTTGTTGGGCGGTGGATTGACTGTTGGTACTCATGGCACTGCTGTGACTGCTTGGTCTCACGTTGCCGCAGCAAATACCTTGTGTGAAGGCATGGGCATTGATACGTCTGGCGTTTATTACGTTGGAACCCCAGGAACCAAAGAGAAGCTGGCAGATGCACAGCGCGCTCTTTACACTAATGACAGCATGGTGAAAACCGCATGGGAAAATGCTCAAGTTAGTAAAGACTTTGGTGGTTTGACTTTCTTGTCATCCAACAACTTGGCCGACTACACATCAGGCGCTGTTGCTGACCGTGCTGGCACAATCTCAGGCACTCCAACAGTTACCTATGTTGGCAACAAAGACACCATGACGCAATCAGTCACCATCACGGCTTTGACTGCATCATCTGCCAATGGTGTTCGTGCTGGCGATATGATTAGCGTGGCGGGACGTTATCGCATCAATCCGCATACCAAAAAGTATGTATTGGATTCTGCTGGTAACCGCATTCCTTTCACTGCTGTCATTCAAGCCGCAGGAAATACTGGTGGTTCAGGTGAGGTTACAGTTACCATCTCTGGCTCATGTATTTATGAAGCTGGCAAGTTTGATAACTGCGATTCCGCTATTACTAACGGTGATGTGGTTACAGTTCTTGGCTCAGCTTCTACAGTGTACAAGCCAAACCTGTTCTTCCACAAAGATGCGTTTGCACTGGCAACTATTCCGCTTCCACGTATGCACTCAACCGATGCCTACATTACTACTAAGGATGGATTCTCTATCCGCGTTAGTAAGTACGCAAACGGAGATGCAAACACCAACAAGGTTCGTTTTGACTTGATGGCTGCTTTCGGTGTGATTAATCCTCACATGGCTGGCCGCGCGTTTGGTGTATAATTAAAGGGGGGAGCAGTCCCCCTTTTTTATTTGAGGTTTGTATGGATAAGACTTTTTGGTTCCCTGTGTTTTCCGGTATTAAATCAGATTTTGTAAAAGTCGTTTGCAATTGTGACGGCTTTGATAAGTTAAAGGGTTTTGGATTTGTTAAATCAGTAGATGAACTTCCTGCTGAACTGCCAAAACCTAAAAAAGAGAAGCCAGCCAAAGAGGTTTAATGATGCTAGCTGAAGACTGGATAAAAGACGCATATCTTGAGATTGGCGCTGTATCTGCTGAGGTTCCGGTTGGTTCAGCAATGACACAAACGGCGATTAGATACGCAAACCGATTAATGTCTAGCGTTGATTATCTTGGCCTTGGTTATGCTGAGATTGATTCAGCTTCTGATGAAATAACCATTCCTCCTTATGCTGAGGAGTGGGCAGTCAAAGCGCTTGCGGTTAGATTGGCTAATCAGTTTGGATCGTTTGAAGGGTTAATAGACCTAAAAACAGATGCACAAGCTGCCTACAACAATATGATGAAGCACATCACATTAGATATTTCGATGGGTATGCCTGCTGGACTTCCTCTTGGGTCTGGCAATCAAGATGTTTGTGGGCTTGGCGTGTTTTATGGCGCTGATCCTGATAGTGTAGAATTAACAGAAGATGGCGGTTATACACTTCTTGAGGAATAGTGATGCGAGGCGGAACACCATTACCATTCACAAACGGCTTTTATCTATCGCGGTCTAAGCCTTTATCTGCGCAACGCTGCATAAACTGGTATCCTAATGTCGCTGAAACGGCTGCTGTCAGTGAGTCTAATCTGTATCCTACGCCCGGCCTCGTGGATATTCTTGATAATCTTGATGGTATCGGGCGCGGCCTTCATTTGCTTAATGGCGTTTTGTACGCGGTTGCAGGGCAGAAACTCTACCGAATAGATGAGTCTTTGCTATCGACTGAAATCGGGGCTATCGACGGGACAAACAGGGTGATAATGGCATCAGATGCTAATCAGCTTGTGATTGTTGTTCCTGATGAATTTGCCTATTGCTATACGGTTGGAGGGTCATTGATTGATCTTTCTGGTGTTGCTAATTTCATATCGCCGGTTTGTGATGTGGTTCAAATCAACTCCAAGTTTGTCTTTGCGCAGACTGGAACGAATATTATTTTTCATTCAGATTTAAATCAGGCTGATGTTTATTCAGCTTTGAATCAGTATATCGTTGTCCAATATCCAAAAAACAAAGGGCTTCAAGCTTACAGAAATACACTGTATTGCATGGGCGATTTTGTAACAGTTCCATTTTCAGATCAGAGTCAACTAGAGTTTGCATTTAGACCGATTCCTCAGTCTGTTATCGATTCTGGATTGGCATATTCCACGTCTAAGACTGGATTTAGGGATTCTTTCATATTTATCGGGTCTGGTGAAAATGCGGAAAGGTCTATATGGCTGTTTGCTGGTGGATCGCCACAAAAGATAAGCACAGAGCCGATTGATTTCATTATTCAAAATGAATCACTGGAATCTGTTGAAAAGTCTTTTGTATTAAGACACTCACAAAACGGCGCTGAATTCGCTGCTGTGTTTATTGGCGATTATTGCTTTGTTTATGACTTCGCTTCTGGGCGATGGCATGAAAGACGGTCAAGAATTCTGGTTGGTGTTGATTATGTCGATGCGCCTTGGCGGGTTAATTCGATCCAGCAAGCCTACAATAAGGTTTTTGTTCTCGATTCGGATTCGGGGTATTTGGGTGAGATTACAGACTCGGCTTATAACGAATATGGGATAAGCATATACAGAAAGGTGGTCACTCAACCATTCAACAATAATTCGACGCCAACGCGAGTTTATGCTATTGAGCCTTATTTTGACGTTGGTTACGAGCCTAACGATGTAATATCAATGAGGTGGTCTGATGATGGTGGGTTTACGTGGAGTGAGCCATTAAGTCGTGGATTGGGCGAGGTTGGTGAATACGGACGCCGAGTTGTGTTTGATCGCTTGGGGATGTTTGTTAAAACCAGAATGGCCGAGTTCACATACACAGGCCAAAACCCGTGTTCATTTAATAAGTTGCTTGCAAGATGATTACACAGCCGCACAGATCAGAGGAAGTTGTCACTATTGACCGGCGCACAGAGCAAACTATGCGTGCGTGGATGGATGAAGTTTCTCGTCAAATGAATTACTGGATAGAAAATGGAATATCTGGGACATTCACAGGCTCGTTTTCTCTAGACGATGGTACTGCTACACTAAGCGGGGTTTTTATGTTTGATGATGGTGGCGCATGACTATACAGTTAAGACGTGACACAGCCGCAAACTGGTCTGCTACCAATCCTGTTTTGGTGTCTGGGCAGCCGGGATATGACACAACAAACAATTTACTAAAGATTGGCGACGGATCAACCGCATGGAATAGTTTAGCTGCTATTAGTGGCGTTGCTTCAATTTCCGACGGGGATAAAGGTGACATATCCGTCACAAGCAGCGGAACCGTCTGGACAATTGACAATGATTCAGTGACGTTTGCAAAGCTGCAAAATGTGGCGACATCATCGTTTTTGGGTAGAATTACCGCTGGAACCGGTGATACAGAGGCGCTTACCGGAACGCAAGCGACATCACTTTTAAATACGTTTACATCTGGATTAAAGGGGCTGGCTCCTGCATCTGGTGGCGGAACTTCAAATTATCTTCGCGCAGATGGCACGTGGACAGCTCCGCCAGCAGGGGTGACAGATCATGGGGCGTTGAGCGGGTTGGCTGATGATGACCATTCCCAATACCATAACGACGCGCGCGGGGATGCTCGATACTACACAAAGACTTTATTAGATGCAGGACAGCTGGACGCTCGTTACTTCACCGAGGCTGAAGTTACGTCTTTATTGTCAGGAAAACAGCCGCTAGATGGCGACCTGACTTCATTGGCTTCTGCTTCTGGGACAAACACTATTTACTATCGAAGCGCGGCCGATACTTGGTCATCTGTTACTATTGGCGCAAATATAACATTTTCAGGTGGAACACTTTCGGCTTCATCTGGCGGTGTTAGTGATGGCGACAAGGGCGATATAACAGTTAGCGGCTCTGGTGCAACATGGACAATTGATGACGATGTTGTAACCAATGCTAAAGCCGCAAACATGGCTGCAAATACATTAAAAGGCAATAACACCGGATCAACTGCTGATCCTGTTGATTTGACCGTAGCACAAGTAAAGACATTGCTGGCATACACGGCATCTGATGTTGGCGCTTCTGCAACTGGTCACACGCATACTCTAGCTAACGTCACTGATGTAACAATGACTGTTGCTAATCTTAATAGTCTTGATGACGGTGTAAACTCAACCCTGCACTTCCATGATTCGGACAGAGCAAGGGCAAATCACACAGGAACACAAACGGCTTCAACCATTAGTGATTTTTCAGAAGCAGTTGATGACAGGGTTAACGCGCTATTGGTTGCTGGGACGAATATCACGCTAACCTATGACGACCCATCCAACACGCTAACGATTGATGCGGCTGGTGGCGGCGGCGGGGCATTAACTGAAACAGAAATAGATTTTGGTACTGCGCCGGTTAGGTCTAAAAAATTTACCGTTGTTGATGGAACTGTGACGGGATCGAGTAAAATTATTGTAAGCCCTTCAGGAAATGTAGGGACGGGTAGAGTTGGAGATGATTGGGAGTGGGACTCTGTTTCGCTCGCAGCCAAGGCAGGAACAGGCTCTTTTACCATATCGGCTCACGCTTCTGGTAGAATTAGAGGCAATCGAAAAGTTTATTATTCAGTGGAGTAATGTATGGCAGTTGTTGAGACCGGTAACGATTTAGCAGGCGCGGCGAATGTCGATGCTAATTACAATTTAACAGTAATTCAGCCGGGATTTGCTGCCGACGGCACTGAGTTTGGCGGCGGCGTACACAACGGCCAGACAAATCAATCCGAAAATGATACCGGAGAGATAACCGGCGCACGCGAGGCAAGATCGCCAGAAACTGATGACGATTATCGCATAAGGGTAGCTCATGATAATTTATTAGACCAAGAGGCATTCACAGATACCGCTCAAAATACTGGTAAATTCTCGCATACTTTTACTACTTTGACTGCAACCAGTTCAGCAGCTGGTATTTTGACAAACTCTGGCGCTATTACCACAACCGCTACGGGGATGACGTTCGGAACATTTGCTTATTTTCCTGTCGGCGGGACTCAGACTTTAGTTAATGAGACGGCTATATCATTCAGTGCACAACCTGCATCAAACGTCATTATTGATTTTGGGATGTTTCTTCGCGGCGCATCTACTGCATTTGCTCCTACCGATGGAGTTTATTTCCGCGTTTCATCCGCTGGTGTTCAAGGGGTTATCAATAACAATGGAACAGAGACCACAACTTCTGTATTTCCGCTGGCTGGTGGCGCAGGAACTTGGGCTTATGCAAACGATGAAGTTAATAAATACTTACTGCAAATTACAAATATCCGTGTAACTTTTTGGATTAACAACTTCAAGATGGGTGAGATTGAAACGCCAGCCGGTCAAGAAAATCCATCTTTAGCTAGAGGGCTTCCTTGGTCTATTCGCCATTCGATTGTTGGTGGTGCTGCTGGTGCGACAACGCAGTCAAGAGTCAAGGGGTATAGAATTTTCCTGCGGGGTGGTGCGTTTGCCGACAGTCTGTCGGCAATAGGGATAAGAAATTACGGCTCATATCAGGGGCTTTCTGGTGGAACGATGGGCAGCATTGGAACCTATCCAAACAGTGCAAACCCAACAGCGGCAGCTCCTTCGAATACGGCTTTAACGGCTAACTTGCCCGGAGGGCTTGGCGGTGCTGGACTTGTCACGGCGGCGGCTGGTGCTGTTACTGATGGGATATGGGGCAGCTATCAAGTTCCTGCTGGATCGGCAACGGTTCAGGGACGAAGGTTGGTTGTTCGTGGTGTTATGGTTGACGCGCTGAACACAGGCGCGGCGGTAGCGACAACGGCGACATCGATAGAATTTAAGCTTGCGTTTAATCATACAGCGGTATCATTAGCCACGGCTTACACCGCATCTTTTGCAACAGCGACAACGAGAGCGCCTTGCAGGGTTGGGTTGGGTTTTATGACGTGGCCGGTAGGTGCTGGAATTGGCGCTGGACCACAAGGCGGACGAATATTTTTAGATTTAAGTGAATCGCCTATTTATGTTGACCCCGGTTGTTTTATTGCATTGGTGGGAAAGTTTGTATTAGGCACAGCAACAGCATCACAAACAATATGGTTTAATTGGCAGCCAGTCTATGGATGGGAATAATTTAGAGTGGTCATCAGACGGAAGTCTGGCAACCGAGATAATTAGGTCTATATATGATTTTGTTTCTGATGATTCATGTCCGCCTGCTGAAGAATTTGAGGTTACGCTAAACGATATTATTCGCTTTATTGTGTGTTACAATGCCGGTCAGTTAATGGGTGGGTTTTTATTGATCTTTAAGGGTAAAGATGCGGAAATTCACACATGTTTACTACCTATTGCAAAGGGTAAAGCGAAAGGTTTTGGTGATTTAGTTCTCCAAAAAATCTTTAAAGAGACTGATGTAGATAGAGTAACAAGTTATGCGCTTGTTGATAATCCGCTAGCAAAAAGACTAGCGCTAAGGTGCGGACTTAAATTTACTGGATACGGTCAATCAGTTTTCAAGAATGGTCAAAAGATTGACGTTGAAAACTTTGCAATAGAGAGGTGATTTATGCCAGTAGCGAGAGCAATAATAGCGGCTGTTGGGAGTATGGCCGCCGCAAAACAGCAGGGTGATTCTGCTAAAGGCGCATCAAAAACTCAGGCAAAGGGTGTTGCCGCCGCACAGCAAATGCAGCGAGATTTTACTGATCGCGCACTAAACTACATTCAGCCAACCTTTCAAAATGCTCGAAATGCACTCCAGCAGGGTCAAATGCAAGGCGGATTATTGCTTGATGAAGCTGGGAATGTATTGTCTCGAGGATACGATCAAGCGCGTGGCGATGTGACAACTGGATTCATGGGGGCTGAGCAGCTTTACCAGCCTGCCTACCAAGCTGGACAAATGTCGGCATACAAACAGGCCGCATTAAATGGGCTATTGGGTGCAGGTGCTCAGCGCCAAGCCTATTCAGAATTCCAATCATCACCCGGCACACAATGGTTGCAAAACCGACAACAGCAGGCGATATTAAATAATGCCGCTGCATTGGGTGGTGGTCTGGCAAATCAAACTGGCGTACAGCAGGCGTTGCAAGAAAACGCGCTTGGCGGGGCACTGCAAGACTACGGTAATTATTACAATCGTTTGTCAGGGTTCACTGATCGAGGTGATGCAGCGACCGGTGCTATTTCCGGCATCCGTCAAAACCTTGGTCAGATACTTGCGAATCTTTCCACTTCCAAGGCCGGTGATGTTGCTGGCATATATGGACAACAGGCCAATTTAGCAACAGGAACACAGCAGGGGCTTGGTCAATTGTTTGCTGGTGAAGGAACTACGGCTGGTAATATCCTTGTGGGCGCAGGCTCTGAACAATCACAGCTTGCTCAAAATCTAGGTGTTGCTCAATCTGGCGGGCAGTTATATGCAGCCCAAAATTCTCCGGCGTGGGCGCAAGGTTTGCAGTCTGGGCTTAGCACATATACAGGAATGGGCGGCACATTTGGGCAAAAAAAAGCATTAACTCCTAATGATCGGGAATGGTGGGAAAAATGAGTTGGAATCCAATCAAGGCGGTGAAAAAACTTCATAAGGCTATGCCTGGTGTCGGTAGTTCTGACCCAAAAAAGGCATTTATTAATCTTCATAACGCGATGCCGGGGACTAAGGAGTATATCGGGGAGCTTGACAGCAAAGGAAATATAGTTGAGCAGGGTGCATACGATCCGTTTGCAGATATAAACACAAATATGACATATCAGCAGCCGCTTGGGTATCAGTTGTCGCAAATGCCGCAATATCAAGCGCAACAGTTGCCGCAAACACAAGGCACTGACTACAATCAAATGTTTGCGCAGATGATTAGACAGATGCAGATGCAGCCTCAACAACCGCAACAACGATCCGGCGGAACTGGAAATTATTTATTTGGGCAAAGTTTTATACCTCAGCCTCAACAACAAATGCCGCAACAGCAATACCAGCAACAATACGGACAACGGTATCAGCAATCGCCAAATCAACAAATGCCGCAATTTGACTATACACAAGCAATGATGGGACGGAGGTTTTTCTAATGGCCACACCATTAACCGCGCAAATTGGTAGACCTGAGCGGGTTGATCTTGGCGCTGCTTTAATCGGCGGAATGCAAAACTATCAATCAATGCAAGGTCAAAAACTGCAAAATCAAGCCATGCAGCAAGATGTCTCGCAGGGCGATTTTGCGATGAATCTTCGTAATTTACAGATTATGAACTCACTGGCAAAGAAGGCAAAGACAATACCTTTAGAGCAAAGACCAATGTTTCGTGACCAACAAATGCAGCTTATGCAATCCATTGGAGTCGACCCTAGTCAAATGGCTCAAGCTCCACTTGATGACGCAAGTTTAGACCAATGGATAGGGCAATCTGATGCAGTGCTGGCTAGTGTTATGCCTAGACAGCAAGGAAGAGTCCAATCAAGTCAAATACTTGATGACGGAACAGTTGTGGCCGTTATGTCTGACGGGTCTGTTCAGGTTAAGGACTCGTCTGGCAATATGCTGTCTGGTCAGGATGCAAGCGCGGCAATTAGAGCAGCTCAAGAATATGGAACCGATCTACAGGGCGGAAGGGCTGGAGCACGAACACAAGAAACCTATAATGCTCGTTTGGCTATTGAACCAGAACTTAAGTCACAAATAAAATCAGCAGAACAGCAAGTAATGGCTGAGACTGAGCCACAAATTAAGGCAGCAGAAAGAACAGCAACTCAAGGATCAGAACAAAGAAGCATTTATAAAAATCAGGCAGTTGCTGCGGCAGAAAATATGCCGACATTGCGCAGGGCTATACAATTGCAAGAGGAAATTATGTCAGGCGGCGGTGCGAACACACTCCGAAAAATGGCAAACTATCTTGGGGTTTCTAGCGCAGACGAGGGGGAGCTTAACTCATTATTTGGGCAAAATATTCTTGGCCAGCTAAAATCTACATTTGGTGGAAACCCAACAGAGGGCGAAAGGCTTGCATTAGAGCAGGCTCAGGCTAGCTTTACCCAAACCGGAAAAATTAACGTGCGCCTGTTAAATAATGCAATGAAGTTGGCCGATCTGCGAATCAGGCGAGGCCGCCAAGCCGCCGCCACTGACAAAGACGATGATACAGTTAAGTATATCGATGACGCACTCTCTGTAGATTTTAATGACGATGAACAGCCAGCGTTGGCGCAGCCCAACAAAAATTATACAGGTCAAGATAAGCAGGCTTATGATTGGGCAACATCAAACCCAAGTGATCCACGTTCCGCTGAAATCCTGAAAAGGTTAGGTGCTCAATAATGGCTTTTGATCCTGATGCATATTTAGCACAAAGTAATACGGGTTTTGACCCTGATGCGTACCTATCAAATGCTAAGCCACAAACAATGGCAGATGTTCCTGTCACTGGGTTTAATGGTGAGATGATTCCTGCTACCCCTGCCGATCCATATGAAGAGCCGGCTGTCCCATACGAACCAACCGGAATAGATGCTGCAATAGGATCGACGCCGGTAATCGGCGGCGCTTACGAATATGCAAAAACTTTAGTCCCTGATCCAGCCAAAAGGTTTATATCAAGCGCGGTTGCTGGTGGTGCTGATGTATTGCAGACAGGCGGCGCATTATTAAGCGGGGTCGGGTCTGATATTCTTGGCAAAGCTACTGCAATTCCGCACGCATTTGGTGGGAATGAATCACCAGATGATGTTTATCAAAGAGTTGTTGAAGCTAATCAATACATTCCAAGTCGTGCAGGCGCTAAAGCGAACCTGCAAACAATAGGATCACTTTTGCAGCCTCTTGAGGCGCTTCCGCCTGTAATCGGGGCTGGAGCAACACAACTGAATGCAGTCGCAAGATCAGCAGCTATGCGCCCTGAATTGCCTCAAGATGTGACGCCATCTAAATCAATGCAAGAGGCTCTTGATATTAATCGAGGGTCTGAGAATAAGGCTTTGGCTGGCAAGATGACAACAGCGCAAGCGCCAATGAAGCCAGTAACTGATCCGATTGCTAGAAAGGTAATGGATATTGGATTAACTGATAAGTTTGTGCAAAGTGTCAAATCATCTTCTGCGGCTGATAAAAAGAAATTCACGCAAATGCTTGATGTTCTTGGCAAGAGCCAAGATGAATTGATATACGGGAAGTTCAACCATCCGTCCGATGTTGTTGGCGACTCTTTGAAAGAGAGAATTACATACGTTAAGAACACAAACAGACAGGCGGGAACAGAAATAGACAGGGCGGCTCTTAATCTTAAAGATAAGACTGTTGATTATTCTGGCTCTGTTTCTGGATTTATTAATGACTTGCAAAATATGGGTGTCTCTTTAGATACTAATAAAAGGCCAGCATTTAAAGGTTCAGATGTTGAAGGCTTTGCATCGGATGAAAAAATCATATCTCAAGTTTTGGGCAGGCTTAATGATCTTGGAGATAATGCCAAGGCTTATGATGTGC